TTAATCAGGATTGGCTTCATCATATAAATCCACCAAATAATTTCTTCTCAAAAACTCCATGTGTAATTACCCATAATTCAATATTTTCAGCAAAGATACTAAAAATATTTGAATTATGGGTACACTTTAATAAAGTATTTACACCTAAAGAAGTGTTTCCATTATACCTCTTTTGACAAACTCATCCATAAGTGGGTCTGCAAGTTCTTGAGCCTGTGGGTGAGGTTTCCCAGTTTTAGCAATCCTACTTCTGAGTCTAAAGAATCTCTTCCAATCACTTACAAAACCCGTCATAACCAGTTCTGTCTTAAGTGAATTAGGTAATACTGCTCTTGCTTGTTGGGGAGTCCAACCTTGTTCTATAAGCTCTAAGTACGTAGCTTCACTTCTAGCTAAAGATAAAAGAAACGGGTTAAATTCTATTTCAGAATTCCATTTATTACCATCCTTAGTAAATCCACTTGGATAGTCATAGGTATATGAACCTTTAGAAAGACCTAACCAACTAGGAATAATAAATGTACATTCCTTACCAAACTTATCCTTAGAATAGTTACAATACCTTGTACTCTCCTGTGCAAAGCTAAATACTCTATGCCTTACAAATTCCATCTGTTTATACTTAGGCTCTTTATCCTAAGTCTCTCCAAGTTTCCTTGGAGTATCGGACTATATCATCATCCTTAAAAGGATGCCCAACACTCGTGTCAGTATTATATTCTATTGTGTAGTATAGGAGACTCGAACTCCTGTGTTAGCTAAACTTCTTCCACCATAATAGTGGGACTACCCATTAATGTAGTTTGCATACAACTATCTCTTACCACAAATAGTTTCAACTGTTAGTCTCTGAACCTTCACACTTTGTTAAAGGTGTGCTTGGCTGCTGATTAGCATGATTTAAGACCTTTTGAGCAAATTCATATAGTTCAGACATTGATAATATGTGTTTACACCTGTTAGCTTGTGCTGTAACCCATTGAACATTTCCTTCTATATACCCCTTAGATGAATCAATTCTATCTAAAGAAGCTCTTAATATATTAGGTAATTCATCTCCAGTTATAGCACATTTTCTATTTTGAGTAAGATACAAGTTCCACAGGTAACCTATAGTGACATTAAATTCAATCTTTCTAACAATAGCTTTAGCTTTGATACCATTAAACTTAGATAAAGTAAGGTCTCCTACTTTTCCATTGATAATAGTTAGGTTATCTATATTAGTAAGATTAGAACAATGCTTACACTGAAACCATCTGCTTGTATTAGTAAGTGCAGAAGCAGTTAAATACTGCTCATGCCCACACTTACACTTACATTTATATCTTAGTTGTCCATTAAAGTTTTCAGCTTCTCCTATGACAGTCCAATACTTATAAGTATTACCTACTATAATAGGAGTTCTTCTCTCCTTTCTTGAACACTGTAAACATTGAGTAGTTTTCCCTAATCTTAAACTACTCCAATGCTTATACTCAATTTTACCACATTCACATTGAACTTTTACATTTCTTTGCCCTCCTGTGGTATATACAGGAGTAGAATCTATTACAGTCCATTTACCAAATCTTTGTCCTACTTCAATTTCTGTTCTCATACACTATAAATATTAAATTCATAGTGCAAAGGTACAAAAATTATTTTGAATATGCAAATCTTAGATTTTAGCCTTCCAGCAATTCATTGGGTTTTTCATTGATAAGTTACCTCATCAAGCCACAAATTCTTTATGGGATACACCTCTGTCACATACAAAGTGAACAGTAATTCTCTTTGCATGGAACTCTGTAGGTTCACACAGGTATTGTAGGTCATCAATCCACTCATTTTCTATAATAACTCTATAATTACTGGTTATATACCAATAGTCATTCTCACTATTATTCATTACTACAGAGTAAGGATTGTCTATATACTTTATAACTATAGGTTCATTAGAGAACTCTCCTCTATCATCCATAGTTCCATAAGGAATTTTAAGATACACTGTACCATGCTCCAACATAGCACCATGACCTGACTTAATCATTCTTTCCACAAACTCCTTAGCAGAGTCTTCTGTTATCTTATCCTCAGATTTATAACATACTCTTCCTGCCTGTTCAATTATTTTATATATACCATCTATACTAGGACCTTGTTCTATTATATTAAAATTAGCTTTTATTAATTTCATCTTCTTTAAATTTAAATTTAAACTCTCCTACTCTAGTACATTTAATAAATTTAGAATGCTTATCTCTCCAATATCCTCCATTACAACAATTAGAAATAAGTCCTTGACTAATTCCTAATATTCTAGAAGCTTCTTGAGTCGAATTAAATTCATTTATAATATTACCATTTAAATCCAACTGAATAACTTTTTTACTTCTTTTAGCAACTTGTCTATCAATTCCAGTTCCATAATTCACATTATAAATTCTAGAACACCATTCTAAATTATCAACATTATTATTAGAAGGATTCTCATCTTTATGATTAATCTGTTCTAAATTAAGAGGATTAGGAATAAAGGCTTCAGCTACAAGTCTATGTACTTGCTTTTTATATCCTATACCATTTTTAAATAAAGTGACTTTTTTATACCCTCTTAAAGTATCTTGAGATAATACTTTATATTTAGAACTTCTATTATCTTTATGAATTCTTCTTACCTGACCTAAAGAACTTACTTCATAAATGCCTTCAAAATTTACTATTTCTTTCCACTGTTCCATATATTTTTATTTTTAATAATACAAATATAAGTAAATTTTTCGACATAAACAAATTATTAAAAGGAATATTATGTACTAAATTCAATCTGTTTGTAAATTCCTTCAAGACCTTCTTCTTGGTCCCAAATCTCAAAACTTGGTTTAATTATTCTCATAATTAGTC